AGAATTAAAGAATTAATTCTTCAAGCAGTAGATGATGAAGATGATACATTCAAGATTTCTGCAACACGTAAAGCACGTTTAGATTCTCTTAATGATAAATTCCTAAGAGAAAGATTGAACAATACTCCAATCAGTGAATTGGTTAAGACAGAAGATACACCACTAGAATCTACAGATTTAACTAAACATGTTGAAAGTATAGATGATGAGTGGAAAGATCTTAAGAAACCAAACTTTGAGAAAGATTATAATATTGATGCGGATATTATGCAATGTATTTATTCTTTCTCAAAAAATAAAGACGTTCCAATGTCTGTAATAGATGTAACTCAAGAAGATAGATCTACTTCTGAGGATGCTATTATTACATATACGGTTCATTTAGAAGATTCTTTAGGTAAACGTCATACTATTAAGTTTGATATGCCTAAGATAATCAATAATCGTTTCTTACGTTTACGCGGTAATGATAAGGTAGTTCCTGGACAACTTGTAAATCTTCCTATCATTAAGACTGATGAAGATACAGTTCAAGTTGTTTCTAACTATAATAAAATTTTCATTACTCGTTATGGCCAAGCTGGCAAACTAAACTCCAATGTAGATAATTTAATCAAAGCAATGAATTACTTTATTGAAAATGGTGAGCCTAAAGAATTATATAACGATTATGAAAAAGAAAATATCTATGATAAGATAGTTAAAATCCAAACTGGTAACAATGCTAAGATTTGCTCTAAGTATGAATTACCAATGGAATATGTAGAATTAGCCAAATTCTTTAATAAGATTACATTCAAATCTGGTGGTGTAATTTATTTTAACCAAGATGAGCTTAGAGATAAACTTATCGAAAAGAAAATTAAAGTAGATGAAACTAAATTAACTATTGGTATCACTGGTAATAATGAACCTATAATGGTTGAGAATAATAATGTAGCTAAATCTATAGCATTCATGTGTACTCAATTAGCTCCATTGATTAGAAAATACGATAAACCAGGAAAACGATTAACTTACTCTCAAGCAAGTATCTTGAATGGTAAGATTCCTCTTATTGTAGTTATGGCATATACTGCTGGTTTAACTAAAGCTTTAGAAGTGGCTGGAATCAGATATGAATTCAGTGAAAAGAGACCAACCGATACTAAGACTTACGTTAAATTTAACGATGGATTTATGAAATTCTTCGATCATGATAATAACTACGATGAAGCCTCTCTATTATTTAATGGATTGATGATTCTTCCTACAGAAGATTATTCAGTTACTGATATTGATAGAAAAGCTATGTGGTTAGATATGCTTGAAGAATTTGGTAGCCGTAATAGAGCAGATGGTTTAGATTCATTTGCTAACTTAATGATGGATCCAATTACAGTTGAAGTTTGTAAAACTTATAAACTCCCAACTACATATTTGGAAGCATTAGCATACGCTAGTTCTTTATTGACCACTAATAAATATAATCACCATGTAGATATCACTGGTAATAGATTTAGAACTAATGAACGTCTTGTCCATTTCTTATATAAATCTTTAGCAACTTCTTATGGTGAGTATTTACGAGAAATTAAGAATAATCGTAAAGATGCTAAGATGACTATGAAACAATCTGCAGTCATTGATATGGCTTTAGCAGATGTTACAACTAGTGATCTATCTAAGTTATCCCCATTATTGGAATTGGAATCTGCAAATACAGTAACCTTTAAAGGGCTGTCTGGTATGAACTCTGATAGAAGTTATAGTTTAGATAAACGTACTTATGATAAGTCCATGCTTAATAAACTATCTATGTCTACTGGTTTCTCCAGCACTGTAGGTATTAACCGTCAAGCTACTATTAATATGGGCATTACTAGTACTAAAGGTTATATTAAATCTGGTAATGAATTAGATAATATGTCCGATGCATCTACTCTATCTATTACAGAAGCATTAACTCCATTTGGCACTACACATGATGACCCATTCCGTACAGCAATGACATTTATTCAGACATCTAAACATGGTATGCGTACAACTAAACAAGATCCACTATTAGTTACTAATGGTGCTGACCAAGCATTACCATATTTGACATCTAATACATTTGCTCATAAAGCTAAATCTAATTCTATAGTAGAAGAAGTCACTGATGATTATATTATTCTTAAGAATGATGATAATATACGTGAATTTGTAGATCTTAGAGAAAAAGTTGAAAAGAACTCCGATGGCGGGTTCTTTATCACTATTAAACTCGATCCAAGTAAAAACTATAAAGTTGGAGATAAAGTAAAAGCTGGAGATATTGTAGCTTATGATAAATCTAGCTACTCTGATACTGTAGGTGAAGGTAACTTAGCTTACAATATTGGTACTTTAACTAAGATTGCTATTATGCATACAGAAAAAGGCTTTGAAGATAGTGCTATTATTTCTCATGATCTATCTGAAAAGATGGCATCTGAAATTGTACTTCAAGTAGATACTTTATTAGATGCTAAAGATATTGATATCGAATGTTTGGATATTGGAACTAAGTTACAAGAAGGCCAAACTATCATGTCTTATAGATCTTCATTCGAAGATCAAGATGCTACAGATATCATCGCTAAGATGGTTGAAAAGAATTCAGATTCTAAAGACTTAGTAAATGATTTAGGTAAAATCTTGATTAAATCTAAAGTAACCGGTGTACTCCAAGATATTAAAGTATACTCCACTGTAGATAAATCGGAAATGTCTAAATCCTTGGCTAAGTTTGTATCTAAATTCGACACACCAGTTGAAAAGATGAAATCTAAGTTGGCTAAAATAGGTATAGATGGAAGTCAGTATGGGACTTCAGGTGTATTACCAGCTATTGGCAAATTAAAACATGCAGAAGGTAAAGTATTGGTAGAATTCTATATTAAATATAAAGATTCTATGTCTGTTGGTGATAAGCTAGTATACTTCTCTGCATTAAAGGGCGTAGTAAAAGAAATCTTCCCTAAAGGAGAAGAACCTACATCCGAATATCGTCCAGAAGAAAAGATTCATAGTTTCTTACCTGTTGGATCAGTTAATGCTCGTATGGTATCGTCAGTATTGATTATTGGTGGTATCAATAAAGTATTAATTGAATTAGATAGACATGTAAAAGATATTATGGGAGTTAAATGGGACCCAAATATTTAGGGTCCCACAACATCCAAATAATACTAATATAAATTATTTAATGGAGGCAATAATATTATGGGCTTAATGGTTTATGATAAAAAATATAAATGTATTAAAGGTCCTATCTATGTGCGTAAAGCTCCTGATGATTATGCTCAAGCAATTTCCGTTGTTCGTAAAGGACAAGTGGTACATGCTGAATACGTAATGCCAGGTTTGCTTTTTCATGCCGATGGTAGTGATCCAACTCCAGTAGATCATATCTGGATTAAATTTGAAAAAGGCTACGTTAGATTCCAATCTATGCGTGGCACTTATAAATACTTTGAAGAATGTATGGAATTCGAAGATTACCCATCTCTAGATCCTAAAACCGCTAAGCATAATGACTTAGTTATGCTTCGTGAAGGTGCTTTAGATGCTTATAATCGTCCATTACCTGAACAAGAATATGAACCAAAGATTCATCGTCTTTGCTTATTTGATTCTTCTCATCAATTGGCTCTTCTTGGTTATCCAAAAGGTATTCAAACTTGGGTTTGGACTAAAGATTTGAAACTTATTTCTCATAGTGATGATCCTAACTTTAGTGAAGATACTGTAGACTTGGGAAATTAACAGGGGGAGCTGCACTACCCCTGGATAAATATTTTAAAGTGGCTAATCCATTTGATAATCCTAAAATATTTGTAGATGATGTTAATGTAAATTATACTAATCCAACTTTAGGTATTATTGATGGGCAAAAAGGTGGTTCTTGGAGTGAGGTTAGAGATCCATTTGCTGGAGCAAAATCTGGATTAGGTGGAAATACTGGATCCAATAATGATAATAAAACATTAAAACTTGATGCCGCAAAAACTGTAGCTAAAGCTAAATCTGAAGCCAAGAAACCTCCACAACCTAAAAGCATAACTGAAACTTTAACTGATACTTTCTATAGTGCAATTGGGATTGATAAGAAAACTTATGAATCTGCAATTAAAGCTGCATCAGATAGAGCAAATAAACTCTATGCTACTATTACTAAAGGTGCTAATAATAGTGACTTTGTAAGAAATACAACTAGAGGATTAAAATTCTCTATTAATGAATTAAGTACCGTTATGGGACTTCCATATCAATGGATGTCTCTTGCTGATAATAGAATAAAAAATAATGGCAATACCAATTATGGTAGAAAGTATTATGAGAAGATATTATCTAAAATGCCATTATTAGTATTAACTCCTGGTATTCCAGATTTTATGGCTGGATATAATGATGAAAAGAAAAAATCAGTACTTGGTAATTTATTTGGATCTGCTTTTGGAGTTAATGATATCAAAGGTAAAAAGAATGAAGAGATGCGATACTATACTCTTCAATTCGAAGCCGAAGAATATTATAGATACGTAAACAGTATGTGTACTGCACTATCTATATTCTTAGGTATTAGTGACCAAAAATATCAAGGTCAAACTATTCGAACTATAAACTGGTTCGAAAGATCTAATAATGCTCTCGCTCATAACTACTCATATTATGGTGGCGTAGGATTCTATCTAAACTCAGAAACACAAATTTCAGAAAGCTTTGGTAATGAATCTACTAAGAGTATTCTTGCAGATAAATTAAACAGTATGTCTGATGTTGGTAGGGAAGTTCAATTCCTTACTGGTATTAGTGGACTTGATGTTGATGTATTCATGAGTAAAGGACTTAATGCTGCAGCACCTAATGTCGATACAATGACTAAAAATGCTGGTACCGGTACTATGTCTGGATTCATGGGTATGATTATGAATGGTACTAAAACTGTATTTGCTGGTGGTAAATTAGAATTCCCTGAATTATGGGCAGATTCTTCCTATTCTACTAGCTATTCAGTTAATATGAAATTAGTATCTCCTGACTATGATAGAAGATCTTGGTTTATAAATATTGGTGTTCCTTTGATGCATTTAATTGCATTATGCGCCCCAAGACAAGTATCCCCAAATGGATACGTATCCCCATTCTTAGTTAGAGCATTCTATCGTGGATTCTTTAACGTCGATATGGGACTTCTTTCCATGTCAGTTCAAAAGGGATCTGAAGGTGGATGGACTATCGATGGTCTTCCTACAACAGTAGATGTATCATTAGATATTCGTGATTTATATAGTAAATTGACAATCTCTAATGAAACTATCTTAGGTGGGCCAGGTAATGCATTTGGTAATGTCGGATTGATGACATATTTAGCTAATATAGCTGGTGTAAATATCAATGAGCCTGATATTTCTCGTACAGTTAGATTGTATGCCGCTCTTAAAGAACAAGCTGCAGCTAATTTACCATATAATATTTCGACTAGAGTCAATAACTACGTTGCAAACCTTATCACTAACCGTGTATTTGGTAAAAACTAGTATAAATAAAACATTGAGTTAAGGTACTAGATACCTTAACTCGTTTTATTTGTCGAGGTGAATATATGAAAAATAGAAAACAGAAATTCTATGAATATGAAGAAAAGTATGGAGAAATTCCAGAAAACTTTCAAGATAGATTAGAGTGGATGTATGATAAATATAATATCACTCCTAAGAAGCAGCAAGAAATTTTAGAAAAAAGAAATCTAATGATGAATACTTTAGATTTCCTTGATATAAAAGTAGTACTATTTGAAGAACCTGAAGGTTCTCCACGTCCTAGATTTAGAATAGTAAATAGATATAACTTAGCCAATATGGCAATGGCTAACTCTCAATTTGTCCACGTATATTCTATTACTGGTAAAGAAGATAATATGTATATGCGTAGACTATTAGATTCTGGTGAATTAAATCAAGTGCAAGAATTATTATATACGCCATGTGATGTAGAATTCAATGCATTTGTAAAGACTCCAAATTCTTTCAATACAACCGATATATTCCTAGCAGAAATTGGTTTAATTAGACCAACTAATAAACCTGATTGGGATAATATTGGAAAGAAATATTCTGATATGTTTAACTCTAATATTTGGTTGGACGATACTCTTGTAGTAGATGGCACTGTTAGAAAGTATTATTCTATTAAACCTAGAGTAGAAGTTCATCTTAAGTATATGAATATGCTTTATAATAGAAGTCAATATACTAACACAATTAAACGTATGGAAACTAAAGATATGGATACGTCTAAGGTTACATATTTCGATTTCAATAAGTTTAAATCCTAGAGGATTATATATTATAATCTTATAAGGAGGTAAGATACTATGAATGTTAAATTTGATCTTACACTAGTTAATAATTGTGTAGAAGAATTTGCAGCGGCTATTCGGCCAGAGATTGAAAGAACAAGTATTTTGGCTAAAAATCTTATGGCATTAGCTGAATCAAAAAGAAAAGAAGGGATTGATAAGAAATGGCGGGATTTACACCGGACAATCAAGAGGAGATAAAAAATAGAACACAGCCACCTTACGAACAGTTTGAACCATGTGAACGAACTACATGTGTTTATAGAAATGATAATGGTAGATGCATCTATGAAACTTGCGTATTTAAAAATGAATCTCCTAAGTTTGTAGATCATTGGGATTTTGAATGTCAATTCTGCCATAAGATTGAACAACGTGATGTTAGAGATATGAAAATTATGGCATGCGATAGTTGCTTAGAACGTATAGCTAAAGCTGAAAAACTTCCATTCCATTGTGTTTTCTGTGGTAAATCTCAAGGACATCCATCGAAGATTATGTTTAGTGGTATTTGTGATGAATGCTTTGCTAAATTAAATAGAGCAATTCATTGTAAGAACTGTGGGAATAGTTAAATGGAACGAAGAAGCTATCAGGCTAAGCATTTATTAAATGCTGAAAGTATAATTATTGCAAATTATATAAAATATGAAACTTTAGGAGAAATGACTAATTTAGCATTTGCTAATAGTGATGCAACTTCAGTTAATATTTATATAGATTTGTATCAAATATTTAGAAAGATGTATCGTAATGATATTGCGGTTGGAGATAGATCTTCAGTAGCTGCAACTATAGTAAACCTATGCAGTCATTACCGTGCATTTTATAAAAAGTATTATGGGGTACATGCTAGAATATTCATTATTCAAACTTCTGGTCCTATGACTAGAAGTGAGCATTTCTATCCAGAATATAATCATACTAATACTGAGAAAATGGTATTAGCTGAAATGATTACAACTTTCATGCTTCAGAATTGTGCAATTCTAAAAGAGTTATGTAAATACATTCCTGATGTATATTATATTCAGGCCCCATTTGAAACTGCAACTATAATTTATACCCAAATACAAGATCAATACACTAAAGGAAACTATGATCCTAATATAATTTTGTCTACTAGCCAATTACAATTTATTATTCCAGCATTAACCCAAACTCAAACAGTTGTATTTAAACATAGATGGGTTAATGGTATGATAAATTATACAATCATTGATCAAATGAATGGTATGATGGAATATTTAAAATCATTAAAATTATCAGATAGAACCATTGACTCTGCATCTATTATATCTCCGAAGATGCTTGGATTATTTATGGCATTAACTAGATATACGAGTAGAGATTTACATTCAATTTTAAATGTATCATCGACTGTTAAATTGTTAGTAAAACTAATAGCTGAAGGTCAATTGCCTAATACTTATATTTCAGATAAAGAGTTACTTAGAAGCATCCTATCTACTTCAATTAGTCAAGATGAATTTGAATTGATCTGGAATAGATATAGAGCTATTGATATTGTATATCAATCTGAGTTGTATAAGCAATCTGAATATTATGCAGATAAGTCTTGGGATGTAAATCTACAAGATCCTGATATGGTTAAATTATTAAATGAAAAATACTTTAGATCTAATCCTCTTGATTTGGATAGATTATGATGCTACAATAAAGTAAGTAATTTTTATTTAATCATAAAGGAGGCAAACTAATGTCTTTGAGTAAAGAAGAACTATTTGAAGTTGTAAAAGACCAAGGTCATAGTAATAGAATGATTACTGCTCATTGGACTGGTGTTGATAATACTGTATTATTTAATGATTATCATCTTTGTATTGATGGCGGTGCCCAATATCATCAAATGTTAAATTTTGATGAAAAAGGTGCTCATAGTTATATGGAAAATACTGGCAATTTTGGTATTGCAGTATGCTCTAATAAAGATAGTCAACTTATTGGCGATGGATATACTGGATACTCTACTTACGTAGAAGGACCAGAACCTGTAAACTATTTACAATTAGATGCTTTAGCTTATGCTATCTATCTTTGCTGTGTTACTTGGGGTATTCCTTTAAATAAGGTTTATACTCATGGTGAACGCTGCTTAGCTAGACAAGACTTATATGATGATGTATGTGAAAAATGGGACTTAGATATTCTAGTTCCAGAATGCCATATTCGTACTACTGATGGTATTCATACCACTGGTGGTAACTGGCTACGTAATCGTGTTAAAGAAATTGCAGCTCAAAACGGTTGCTATTTGTAAAAAAAAATAATAATAAAATGGCCCATGGAGTTTTATCTCCATGGGCATATTTATTTTTTTTATTTATCCGAGTCTCTAGGGCTGACTTTACTGATACTATTACTATAAAATGAATCAATAACGCCATTAAACATTTTTACAATAGGTTTAATATTATTTAAATTTGCAACACTGGTGTAATTTAAAATTGTAAATTTATAATCACCAAATGAATATTGGTCGCCTTTAAATACATTAGTGTCTATGAGATTGATACTTTCAATCTTCTCATAGACCTCGCGGATATGGTCAAATCCTATTTCTTTCATAGTCTTACTTGCAATAGGTTTTGACTCTTCAGTTTTAAATTTTCCTGTAATTTTATATTTATAAACCCCAGCGAGGCTTACTAAAAATTCATAGGTCCTATATACGCGTACAATTCCAACGCTTATATCTAACTCAATTTCATTTTTTGGTTCAGATATATTGATAATTTTTATAACATTTTTAATTCTATCATCAAGAACTACTTCATGTTCACTATCTGTTCTCATGATAATAAAATCATCACCCATTTGATATACTAATGGGTTAGAGCTGCTAATAAATACACATCCAGAATGCTTAATAAATTTAAGTAATTCATTTACAATATGAAATTCTTTACCTGTAGATTTTAAAACTAATTCGTTCATTTTTATTCTCCTTTGATTTCTTCTTTTAATGATTCATAATAACAATATAGCGCTGAATTTAACTTATCCAAATAGTATTTATAGCTATCAGCAATTTTAATTTTAGATGATTCAACATCTCGTAGTTTAATACGAGCATAAGTATTCGCAAATTCAAATCCAGTATCATTAAATGCCTCACTATCTAGCATTCTAATACTATTAATTGTATTGAACATTTTTACAAATTCCATTTTTCTATCAGAATATTCCAATAGAACAATATTGGCATCTAAAGTTAAGTTATATTCGTTAACTTTAATATCAAAAACAATATGACGGTTTAATGTAACCTTTCCATCCATTTTACCAGATATTGTAAAATAAACAGAATTAGAATTACATTGAAGCAATTCTAAACTATCACTTAAATAGGCAATCTGTCCAAGTGGGAAAAATCTTAATTGCTCTTTCCCAGTTTTATTGAATTTTATAGTAACACTATTTAAATTTAGATCACTGTCAATAGCCTTTCTAACTGATACTTTAATAATATTTCCATCTTCCAATTCTGCGTTAATTTTATTATCTTTAATTGCTCTTTTTAAGAGTTCAATGATTTTGAACTCATAGCCTGATAGACTTAATATTGCTTTCGCCTTTGTGTTTTCCATTTTAATTTTCTCCTTATTTTTCTAACTTTCTTAAAGGAGCATAGTATTTTTCTAATGCATCCTCTAATAACCCTACCAATTCAGTACACCCTTTATCAATATCATATCCAGGTGTATAATCAATTTTCATACTAATATGATCATTGTTTATTTTAAATTTATGCCCGATAAAGGCATATCTATCAGCAAGTAACACGCTAGTGATCTTATTAAAAAGATTGCTAATATCTACATTTGTCTTATGTTTACCAATGCAGATAACTCCAATAATTTTAATTGTGTAAACGTCATTTACCAAAATAAAGAACTCAACTATCTTATGTAGATATACAACTCCTTTATCTCCAAAAAGAACTAACTTATACGATACAACTACAGGATCTTTAATCTTAATTCTATCAGTATTAAAATTATTCAATTCAAAGAACTCTGGAGAATTCTTATCTTGATAATAAATAAATTCTATAGATTTTAATACATCTGTTTTATTTATTTTATTATCATCTACAATTCTATATTTTTTACCACCTGAATCGGAAAATGATGCACATCCGAATTTAATTGGATCACTCATAATCCGATCTTTTAACTGTCTAATAATGAATGATTCTGAACCATCTAAACTTAATAAAATTTTTGTAGGAATGATTTTATTTTTATATTCCATTTAAATACCTCTTTCTAAAATAAATAAATTAAAATTAATATACT